CCTCGACCGGCACTGGCTGGCGGCCGTTGATGTTGCGCTTGGCCTGGCTGTCGAGCTCTGCCTGCGTCGGGTCGTTGGTGCCTTCCTCGTTGTATGCCGTCAGGATCATCGTCCATGGCCCGTAGTACGGGCTCGGCGCCGAGGCATGGCCGTAGACGCCGTTGCGCCCGACGACGTAGACCGACGCCGCCATGTCGGCACCATAGGCGGTGATGACGACCTCGGAGAAGAAGTCCGCCTCGGTGAGGGTGCGCGTGCGGCCGAGGTTGCTCGAGACATCCCAGACATGGATCGCCCGGCCGACGACAGTCCAGTCGATGCCGGCCGTGCGGCCGAGTGACTGCATGTGCTCGCCGGCAGTCATCTCGAACGGCATCGTGTAGGCCGACGTGCGCGCCTCGTTCGGACTGTGATGAATCCGCAGGAAGGGGATCACGTTGGCCGGCGGGTCGACCGCTTCCCAGACGCCCATCTCGTACTGCAGGATCTGGCCGATGCGCGTGGTGACTTCGGTCGGCTGGGTGTAGATCACGATGGGATTGCCGTCGTCGTCGTAGTCGGCGCGGAATCGGTTGTCCCAGGGTACCGACAGCGGTGTCGCCATCACGTACGCCATCACGTCGTGCGCGTTGATCTCGACGTAGTCGGCGTGCCATCCGACGCGCCAGACCGGGCCCTCCCAGACGCGATCCTCGCCGCGATAGATGACGATCTCACTGCGCTTCGGCTCGATCTCCGAGAGGAGCTCGGCCTGCGCCGAGCAGGCCGAGCCTTCGATCCGGATGTCGGCCTCACTGACACCATCGCGATCGCGCGTCCAGCGCACCTGGGACACGTCGAGGATCTGCCCGACGCGAGTCATGCCGCCACGATCGTAAACGTAGACAGTGTGGCCCTCGATGCAATCCCCTCCGTACACCCCCAGCGCCACGTCATGCCCTCGCAGTCAGTGCAGCTGCGACAGAGATGTTGCCGGCGGGCTCCGAGATCGGCACCTCGATGGAAACCAGGTAGGCGATGCCGCAGCTGAACACTGGCCACGTCGCGGGCTTGCCGTTCGTGCCGTACAGCAGGTGATCGGCGCTGACCGGGTCCGACGCATTGATCTCAGCCCAGACATGCTGGGTGACGCCGTCAAGCGTCATCACCGTCTGCGCCGGCATGAACGAGATGATCTGCTCAGCGATCCAGGAGCTCGTGTCCACCTGCTCGGCCGGCAGGGACGCCTCGTTCGAGTAGTAGCGGATGCGCACCTGACGGGCGGCGTACGCCGCAGAGATGATCTCGATCGTCGGCACCACATCGAGCCACTCGGGCACGAGGTTGGCGGGGATCTCCGTGTAGTAGCGCCGCCACACGCCGACGTCCTCGATGCAGTCGCTGGGGACGCTCGGCGGCCGAGGCGGCGGCGGGACGATGGTGCAGTCCGGGTCCGTGAGTGCGAGGCGTGACGGCAGGAAGAGTCCGCCGAGCTCGGGCATGAACGCGCCGGGTCCGGCCGATGCGACTGGGGTGCGCGTGGACACCGAAAGATGCGGGACGTCATCCCACTCGTAGACGTAGGTACCGTCCGGCAGGAAGCTGCCGTCGAAGTATGGGAACTCCTCGTTGAGCGAGATCATCGCGGCATCGAGGTCCATTGTCTCGCCGGAGAGCCACTTCGACCACCCGGTGCCGGTCACGTCGATGGCTCGGATGACAGCCCGCACCGCCCCGCTGGGGGCGGTGCCACCACCGACGAGCCGAGCCCACGTCTCGCCAGCAACGACGGATGGAGCACCGGTGACGCGCGTGCCGACGAGCGCGCCGCTCGCATCAAGCCAGGTCAACTCGGCTACGAGACGCTGCGAGCGGCTCGGACGCACATGGATGGAACCGATGTACGTCGCCCCCTCCGTGACCTCCGTGCGATACGGATCAGCATTCTCCTGACCGACCCGCACACCAACACCGGTCGTGTCGGCCATGATCTGCATGCGCGCGGCGTAAGGGGAGAAGAGGCCAGCGGTGACGCGGTAGAGAATGCCCGAGCCTCCGGGGAACGAGCCCTCCCACCCCGCGACGCCCTTGGCTGTCGCGATGGAAGTCGAGGCGTTCGCCGTCCCCGTCCAGGAGTAGTCGATGTCCGTGATGTCAACCGTTGACCCGTCGAAGTAGTCACCAGGGTTCGTGTTCGGCTTGGCCTGAGCGAGCGTCTGCCAGGTTGTCCAGGGTGACTGGTACCCACCGATCCACGCGCTCGCACGCCAGTCGTAGCTGCTTCCAGGTGTGAGGCCCGACTCGACGACGACGTTCGTCGTCGTCTCCTTCGCGGTGACCGGCGTGGAGGTGCCCGTGGCGCGACGTTCGTAGGCGTACTTCGTGACGCCGGTGACGCCGCCCGGAGGGGAAAATGCGAGCGTTGCCTGACTGCCCGACGGTGATGACGAAACGGTGAGGCCGGGTGGATCCGCGGGCAGAGTCGTCTGACTGATCGTGCTCGACACCGGACCCCACCCCGCGGCGGTGTGCGAGTAGACCCGGACGTAGTAGGTCGTCCCCGGCATCAGCGTCATAACCGGAGTCGCCGTGGAGGGCTGAGAGAACCCGGCAGCGTCATCGTCAATCCACACGACGTTGGTGAATCCTGGATCGGTCGCCCAGTAGACGTGATCCATGTCGATACTGTCGTAGGAGTTGCGCTGGTAGTCCACGCCGAACGAGTTCGTGGTGACGGAGTTCGCCCGGATCGAAAGGTTGGAGGGTGCCAGCGGCAGTACGTTGTAGTCGGTGAAGCCGTAGCCACCGCCCGCGAACGCGAGGCTGGCGCTGATCGGGGTGTCATAGTCACTCGACCCCGACATCGCCACGCTGTTGACGTTGACGTAGACGGTCCCCTTGAAGTTGCCGCCCTTCTCGTGGGTGAAGTATTGACGCCCAGCCGCGCCCATCGACACCCACGCGCCATTGCCGGGGAGGGTCTTGTTGCCCTCGACCTTGATGCCTGTCGGGCCGGGCTGGTCCGAGTCCCAGTCGATCTGGAACGTCCCCGACATGTTGCCCTGGCTGGTGAAGCCGTTGCTCTTGCGGATCTGCAATTCCGCGTCGATGGATGAGCGGTTGTTCGCCGCGTCATCGAGGAGGCTCACGTAGACGCGGCACTCAACGCCGTTGTTGCCGGTGGTCCCGATGTAGTACCAGTCCTCGACTGCCATGTTCTCCCCCTACGGCTTCGTCACTGCGGCGGCGTCAGCGTACAGCCGGATGATGGCACCCGACGACCACGACGTGACGTTGATGCGAGCCTGGATGGTGACCCTTGTCGTCCCTGCCGGCGGGAGCAACGAGTTCACCGATTTTGCACCACCCGCTGCGGGGCTAGTCCCGAAGATGTTCGTGCCAATGACGGTGTTGGACGAGTTCTGCCAGTACAGGATGTACTCGATGTTGCCCAGCACGGCAGTCCCGGACTGAATGCTCGCCGTCGCCCAAAGGTTGGCTGAATAGCGCGTGGTCGACGTGATGCCGGTCAGGATCACCTGCTGAGAGGTGCCAAACCAGCCAGCGGTGCTCGTGGTGTTCGCGGTGAACACCGACTTGGCTGAGAAGGCGCCTGCCGCAACGGTATCGCCCGAAGCTAGGGAGCCCTGGGACACCGCCACCTGTGCGGGGAGGATCTTCGTCCCGTCACTGACGGCGACCCAGCCCGTTATGCCTGTCTCCGCCGAGGGGTTCGTCACGTAGTTCGTCGAGGTGACGACAGTCCCTGACTCGAGCTCAGCCGACGGAGAGGGCACCAGGTTGAACGGCACGTCCTGCACCACAATCGGCAGCGAGGGCGCCAGCGTGACCGGCTTGGTGACACCGAACATCCACGGCACCGCCGCGACCAGGACGAACTCGACGACATAGCCCCAGGTGTCGCCGCGGTGCAGCTTCTGCTCGACGATCGGCCCCGACACGCAGGTCACGGTGTGCAGGTAGCGGGTCAGGCCATCGACGAGGCGCTGGTACTCGACAGGGTCCGGCACAGCCACGACGGACCCGGAAGTGTAGGTCGAGGTCGAGGCATCCGGGGTGCCGGTCCACTCGTAGTCGGCGGCGATGGCGCCGATGGGCGCCGTCGCCTCCTCGTCTGGATCTGCGTAGGCGTCAGGGAAGGAGCCATCGAAGTAGTCGCCGCTATAGAACCCAGCGACGAGCGATTCCCGGTCGAACAGCCAGTTCGACCCGGCAGTGGCAATGCCGACGTTGCGGGCACGAAGGTAGGTGGTGTTGGTCGCGACGGTCGTGAACGACACGGACAGGCGCTCCCACTGCCCTGTCGTCGTAGTGGGGTTGCTGTAGGTGTAGTCCGGGTCGCCTGCAGGCGTCACACGCAACCGCACCGGTGGCGAGCCAGGTGAAACCCACACGTCCATCGAGTAGGTATACGTACCGACGGGAAGGCCACTGAACTCGCTGGTGGGGTAGAACAGTGCGTTATCGTCCGGCACGTCAGCGATCGCAAGGACTCGTGCCGACTTGGTCCTATCCGTGGGGACGTGCACTGACTGGATGGCCGTGGTCAGGCCCGCCGACCCCTGTCGGGTGGCGACCGTCGGCGCGCTTTGCGTGCTGGTGCTGTCGT